TCCTGTGGGGAGAATCTCACGGGCAGCACACAGGGTTAGAAAACAACTATGAACCTTGCCGTAGCGGGCAGCATACTCCTCACACAGAGCAAACCCGTGAGCAAGCAACCAGTTCCAGTTCATCACGAAATCGTTTGCCCAGATGGTGCAGGGGTGATTGCGAAAGGCACCCTTCTCAGTAGCATAGGGAGTCCCGTCTGCTTTAGGAAGAATGCCAAAACCATGACCCCATTTGTCAGAGCATACGATAGCAAGCATCTGACAAGTCTCTAAGGGCATCTTGACGATGTGTCTGTCAGGTAGAACCCTTGCGGATTTCCAAGGACTGGGATCAGTAACAAAAATATTGATGGGAGGATCCTCAACTCAACTTTGAATAGTATTCTACTAGCATTTTTAGGTCTTCAACAGACCCGGATGTTCATTGCGAAAAAACTGCATCAAGTATTGCACACCCCAGTCTAGTGTGCCCTTGGGGAAAACGTCAACGTTTTCCTCCAAAATTTGTTTTGCTTTTACAATTCTCTTTAGTCCACATACCTGTGCAGTAGCTTCAGAGATTCTCATAAACTCAGCAAAATCATCATCATTACCTTGCTTTACACCACTGATATACAACTCTCTTGCTTGTCGCATGAGTTCTTCAGTTTCTGATGAAAAGGTAATAGTCTCTTCCTTAAGAGGTATTGTCATGTTCTTAATACATGACATACTAAACTTCATGGTCTTCCTGGTATCTTCGATAGACAATGCATAATTTTGATTCCCACGATATGCGTGTTGGATAACTCCATTGGTGCATTCCATAACACGAAGGATAGCAATCTTATCTAATTCAGATTCAGGAAGACTGCTATATTTTTCTTTCCAATCAGTCATGATCAACCAAACTTTGAATCTGGTTCGAGAGCGATGAAATACTTCAGACTCCGATCTTTGCTTGTGAACTCGGAGAGGAGTTTCTTGGAGATAGAAACCTCATAAGTTCCTGGAAGAATCTTGATGTTCTCAACCTTGAAGTTGAAACTAAACTCACTATCAGTTTCACCAACTACGATTGAAAAGTCATTGGAAGTATCATTCTTCTTATCACGAACAACCAGTTTAACAACACCTGCATCACCATCAACAGACAAATCAGGGAGTTGATAAACTGCTGCTGCTTTCAACAGACGATCAAGTTGTTGAGTCTTCAGTTCAAAACTAACATCGATGCTAGGAAGACTGATCTCCTTTTCTGGTGGAACAATGATGACATTAGGGTCAGAGAAGAAGTAATTAGAACGCATCTTTCCTTCACTGATACGCACATAACTTTCATTGGTGAAGTCAAGTTCTGGGTCTTGGTGCAGACTCAATCCATTCAAAAACTGATTGAGATCATAAATGCCGAAGTCCTTCGGGAAGTCCTCATCAACCGTTGCCTCTGCAAGAATGTTTTTCATAACAGAAATAGTTCTGAGATTACTTCCTTTCTTGAAGAGGATTGATTGGTTGATTGTGGAAAAGTTTTTGAGCAGTGAGACAGTTTTATCAGAAAGTTTCATATCCGTTTTTGTTAGCATTATGTAGACCTGAGAAGTGATAAAGAAGGATACAATAGTGGATTGCCTTTAGAATGTCAAGTTTAGATTTGCCATTCTTCTTTCCAAAACGGGAAAGATACTTGATTGCATTTGAGCGACAAAAAGGTTCTGCATCGCCAATACCTTCAATCAAATCGAGAGTTTGAGTCTTAGATTCTTGAGACGTGTAGTGTGATTTATAAGTTCCAGAAAGATAGTCGCGAATTTCTTTAAGAGTTAGATCCTCTCCATACTTCCAAAAACCATTTTTATCTGTAGACTCAAGATTCAAATTAATTGTATCTGCAATATTAGGACTGGTGATATTTTCTTTTAGGGATCCTTTAAAAGTTAGATTTAGAGGAGTGTATTCATATCCATACTCTGGGTTGTTTTCTTTATCAAATGGACTTTCTTTGTTTAAATCATTTCGATGAAAGTCGTAGTAATGTTTTGAGTGTTCAGTCATAACAAAAAAATGGGGAGACATCATATACCTCCCCTGAATTATATCATACAGATTGTTCGGTTGCAACTTCTTCAGAAGGCATCTCAAAATCTACATCAATTTTATCGTAGAGTTCAAGGAATGCCTGTTTAGTTTCATCATCAAAACGATTGATGCAAACTTGAAGTGCCTTTGCCTTATCCTTAAAGATACTATAGGCACGGATAATGTGTACTAGGCGGCGAGTGCTGATAATTTCATCAATACCACCATCATAAAACGTTTTACGGATCACGTCTGACCAATCAACCAGACGCTTACAGAAATCACGATCATTTACATCAAGATCAAGAGCAATACCCTCAAGAATCTTCTGCTCGATTGCTGGACTGGGATACTGCTGCTCAAAGGTTACCGGGAATCTTTCCAAGAATGCTTCGTTAAGGACATTAGTTCCAACGAACCTTCCGTCCTCGGATCCTTTACCCTTGGTATTTGCAGTTGCAAAGATATTGAAACCAGCAGCAGGTTTTACCCACTTACCAATCTTCTTCAGGAATACACCCTTGCCTTCTAGAATGGATTGAAGACAGAGGATCTTGTTGGAAGCAAGATCGAGTTCGTCCAGAAGGAGAATTGCTCCTCGCTCAAGGGCTTCGATAACGGGACCATTATGCCATGCAGTGTTCCCATCAACAAGCCTAAAACCACCCACAAGGTCATCTTCATCAGTTTCAATTGTAATGTTTACTCGGATAAGTTCCCGTCCCAATACCGCACACGCTTGCTCAATCGAGAACGTTTTGCCGTTTCCAGAGAGTCCAGTAATGAACGTCGGATAGAATAGACCGGACTTAATAATTTTTTTAATATCTGTGAAATTACCAAACTGGACGAAGGTATCATCTTTCTCTGGAATAAGGTTTTGTTCTTCTCGTGCAGTAACAGCAACAGAAGGTGCCGCAGAAGGAGCGTTGAAGGTTTCTTCCAATTTTTCTTGAGCAGTCAGATTCCATTTGCCACGACCTTCCTTATAGTCGTCAAGTTTTTTAGTCACAGTCTGATAACTAGACCCATTCATTGCACACCATCCACGAATGTCGGCAGAAGTAACGTCAGTTCCGTAAAGTGCTTGGAGTGAAGTAACAATGTAGTCTTTGGAGAGCGACATGGGTTTGTTTGTTTGCTTAACGAAGTTAGTATAACAGCAAAAAGGGGGGTCTGGACCCCCCTGTGGACAGTTACTGATCTGTCCCTTCTTGTTTTGCGTTTTTCCTTTTGCAAGATGCTCTTGCATATGCTCTGGTCATACTGCTCACATGACTGCATGGTCTGCCAGTCCTATGACAGTATGGACATTCTGCACCTGGTGGATCGTTTGGATAGAAATGAACTTTCTTCGACATAATCACCTCCCAGTCTTCAGTTTTAATTGGTTATGAAATGATAGATACAAACTCAGAGAGTACCTTCTTATTTAGTTTCTTAGCGGAAAGAGACTTTGCAAAGGCACGTTTAATCTGAGTTTTAGATGCATCCTCTTCAACTTCAAACTCAGATTCATTCGAAAGAGAGTTTGAAGAGAGACCAAAATAAACATTGTAACCAGAATTACGAATCATTACACTACGATTCTTCTTCCACTGCTTTTTAAGTTCTTCAATAACAGACACAGTTTTAGTATAGGTAGTAATAAAGTTTGAGGATTCTCTGTTCTCCATGACGCGAATTCCAATGAAGTTCACATCAACAAGTCTGTCCTGAATATTTCTCAGGAGAGCATTTGTAATAGAAGCAAACCCCATATCATCAGGCATCTTGTAAGTAGTTCCAAGAACTCGATCTCGAATGAAACACTTCCCATATTTGATGGAAGAATATCCAAGGACGGATTCATATACATTGGTGCTGTAATTCCTTCGCTCAACTGATTTGCGACAAGTCATCCAACCAGCCTCTCCATCAGTAAGAGTGATGCATTGAACCTTTTGAAGGTTATTGTCTTTCTTGAACTTAGGAATAATTTCAAACATAGAGATGATGCTCTCGTTCAAAGGAGTTCCAGAAAGACTCAAACGAGAAGGGACGCTATAAAAACTCCACTCATTCCGATATGCAGCAGCAATTCTCCAGATATTCTTCATCTGATTATCAAGTTCTTTTGCTTTTGTCTTGTGAGTGAGTAAATTCATCAGACGAAACTCTTCAGAGATATGAAAAACTCCATGACGTTCTTCGTATGTTGGTTCAGGAATGACCCGTGCACCATTCTCCATACGCTCAAACTCAAACCATTCATTGGTAAAAGCATAAACATCAAAAGGAATATTTGCTTTCTTACAAAACCAAATCAAATTGAACAATTGCTTACAAGTATCCATCAGAACTTTATGCATTGAACCAGACCAATCCAGGATAAAGATTAGACCATGATTCTTACCATCAGGAATCACAGATACTTTCTTGAAGAGATCCTCATTGTATTTGTAAGTATGAAGTTTGGTGCAATCAAGAACACCAGTCCTAGCAGTGGTAGCACGGGCATATGAATCTGCTGCTTTCTTACATTCAAACTCTTTAAGCAAATAGTTTACTTCTTTCTGAGCAGACTTCTTAAAGTTAAAATACTCAGCATCAACCTGTGCAAAGGGAGCAAGATCTCCATCTTGGCGATTAAAGTATTCAGTAATGTAATCCTGAACCTCGGAGTTTGTTGCAATAATTCTATCGCAATTAACTTTTGGAACCTCAATATAAGTTTGCTCACCATGAGAATAATCATTCAGATCTCCCAGATTATCAGAAAGATTAGAGTTAGTAGTAACCTCTGGGTCATTACTTGGAGAAGTATTTTCCCGATTGTTTGATTGATTGGATGGAGTTTGGTTATCCCCACTCTGTGGTGATTGTTCTTCATTGCTTTGAGAGGAACCATCCTCCGAAGTATCTGGAGATTGATTACCAGTGTTGCTCTGTTGACCAGTCACTTCAGAGTTATTCTGACTCTCAACCTTTTCCTTAGTCTCTTCAGATTTTTTGCAATACTTGTAAAGATTTTCAGCCGCATACAATGCCTCATCAAACGTCTCAGCATCAGCAATTTGTTTGATAATATCTTTCTCTTCCTCATTCTTGATAGGAATATTCACATAGTTACCAACCTTGAACCACAGATTCACTCGGTCAGCAAGGTTGAAAGAACTCAAATCTTCTTCAGCAATACCGAAAAAATCTGAGTCATTCATCTCACTATATCCCTTATAAAAAGTCTTTGAAAGACCGGGATATTTACGCTTCATAAGTTTTTCAATACGAGCATCCTCAGTCACATTCACAAACTGCTGAGGCACATCCACCTTGCTCCTCCAGTCCTCATTAGGAGTGAACAGGGCATGACCAACCTCATGACCCACCAGAAGGTCATAGACGACGCTAGAGGCACGATTCCAGAGAGGAAGGGTGAGAACCCTACGCTCAACATCAAAGGATGCTGTATCGACAGCACGATTCTCAATGATCAGATCTTCAGTCGCAAGGAGTTTGGCCAGTTGACCCTTGATCTCTGTGTTGACGGACATTGGTGTTGCTGCGTATGTGAGTATAATACAAGAAAACCCCCGCTTACACGGAGGTCATAGGACACTTTCTAAACTGGCACTAGGCAACCAGATTGTTATCGTAGAAGTATTGGACACGCACTTTACGAACAAAAGAAAGAAGTTCATATTCTTCCCTATTCTCATTAGAGATAGGAACATTATTCTTTTTAATCGCAAGAATTCTACGAAGTGATTGGTTTCCTACAATCCCAGACTCTGCAACCAGTTGCAACCTTTTCATACGGAGTTCATCACGCTTTTCTTTAAGGTGATCGATATCAGTAAATCCGAGTCTTTTCATTTCAAGATAAACTTGATTGATTTCCCTTTCGAGTTCAGCTACTTTCATGGACCTTTGCGTTTACCAAACCAGCATAGCACATGTAGTTCCGCTGTCAAGACCTTGAGATGCTGCTGAACCCCTTTACCTTTTCAAACTTAATGACCGATTCAAACTTATCTGATATTTCTCCTTTGTGAGAGATAACAAAAATATTTGCATCCTTAATTACAAAACGAATAATCTTTAAGAAATCGTCCGTCCCAACACTATCAAGTGATGAATCAAAGACTTCATCAAAGATCATAATATTTGTGTTTACAGAGTTTTTTATTTTTGCAACTTCTCTCCAAGTGAAGAGAAGTGCTAAATCGATTCTTTGTTTTTCACCTTCGGAAAATGATGAGTAAGAAAAGTCTTCGTGAATGGGAGATTGAACTACTTCATTAAACTCTTCATCGAGTTGTAGATTGATGTAGAAGTCCATCATCTGAAGATACTTATTAACAGACTGATTAATAAGTGGGAGATATTTTTTGATGATGTTGGACTTTACGCCACTGTCTTTTAGAAGTGAATATGTGTAATCAAAGTATTCAATCTCTTCTCTTTTTTCGGATAATGCAGTAAAAGTTTTATTCAGTTGTTCTTTAAAGAGTTCTAACTTTTCATGCTCAGAACCTCGGTTTGCAAGTCTACCGGTAATTCCTTGAATTTCCGATTCCAAATCTCTGGATTGTTTGTTGAGTCCAGAAATTTGAACATTGTTTTGAGAAATGTCATTCGTTAGTTTAGTGACCTCTTTTGAAAGATTAAGGAATTGGAGTTCTCTAGTCTCTTCCTCTTCTATTTTGGACTGCAATTCGCATAGACCTTTGTCTATTTCTTTTAAAGAACTGTCAAGAACTCCTAATCTATTTAACCTAAACTTATCCTCAATAGATTGTGTGCAGGTAGGGCAAACCGAATTCTTGTTAAAAAAGTTACTTTCTTTTCCGAGACTCTCCTTTTTCTGTTCGATTTTACTCCAAAGATTTGTGAGTTTCCTAACCTTTGCAGATGAATCAATAAAGACTTCCAGTTCCTTTTGTTTCTTTGCTACAAGGGCATTTGTGCGTTTTGATTGATCCTCAAGTGCAAGGATTTCATTTTCAATCTTTTCAATTCTATTTCTTCTCTGGTCAATATCAAACTGACTACTATCTTCAATTTGCTTGATAAAGTTTTCTTGCATAGAAACTTTATCTTTGAAGGAATCTTTCTTGAGTTCCAGTGTGCGAATCTCGTCTCTAAAGGAACGAATCCTTTCCTTTATCAGAGAGTTCATTGAGGAAAAGATTTTAATATCCAAAAGATCTTCGATAACTTCTCTCCGATGTGATGCGGAGAGTTGCATGAAAGGAATGAAAGTGCTACTACCAAGGATTACAATCTGCGTGAAAGACTTATAATTCATCTTAAGAACAGACTGCTCAAACCATTTCTGTTGATCATTTGCTGAAGCATGTTGATCTAAAGACTTTCCGTTCTTATAAATTTCAAAGATATTTGGTTTGATTCCACGAACAATCTTCCACTTGTTATTACTAATATTAAACTCAACCTCTACAAGACAATCCTTTTCATTAACAGTATTGAGTAGTTGAGGTTTATTAATTTTACGATATGGTTTTCCAAACAAGGAAAAAGTAAGAGCATCTAAAAGCGTACTCTTTCCAGCCCCATTAGTTCCAATGACTAGTGTTGTTGGAGAATTCGTAAGGTCAATCTCAGTAAACTGATTACCAGTAGAAAGAAAATTCTTCCATCTAATTTTTTCAAATGAAATCATGTTCTGAATATTTTGGTGGGATTACAATGTCGTCTGGAGTAATAATAGTATATTCGTGTTCGTTTATTTCGCATACATGATAGATAAGATCTTCTTCAACTTCCATCACATTCATCTCTGGATATCCGTCTTCTTCCATCAGCATAGCATATCTAGAAGCATCATCTTCTTCCTCAAAGATATAGAGAATTTTTTCTCCCTCTTCGTTTGAAACGGAGTATGCTCCTAGTTCTTCTTCTTTACCATTAACTGTGAGAATATACATATTAGACTACTTCACATGCTTCTTGGTATATAGAAGAAATTATACCCTGAACTCTAGATTTGTCCAGTTCAATATCAGATTCCTTGACGTATCGATTCAGAATTGAAAGTGTGTCTTCCGACTCATATGCGTTAAATGATTTATCGTCATACCAGCCGGTGAAATCATGATTCTCTACAACCTTTAAGTCGGCAACCCCAGATGAATAAAGTTTATCAATGAACCTTTCATATAACTTGTTGTCTGTTTTCTTGCGAACAATAACTTTTACAATTTTATTTTGATATTGTGTTGTATCAAATAATTTATAGTTCGTATCTTCGTAGTAAATCTTATAGAATAACTTGTATGGATTGTTTACATGAACATGCTCAAGAGTTTTTGTATCAAAAATAGTAAATCCTCTTGTATCGTTCACATCATTCCAAAACATCTCATAAGTATTTCCCAGATAAAAAATCTTTCCGTCATCTGAACGAGTGTGATAGTGTCCTGAGAAGACTTTTTCAAACTTTTTGAATGAATCGGTTTCCATTCCATCTTCCATCACATGACCACGATGAGCAGCAAATCCATTAAGTTCTAGATGACCCAGAGCAACTTTTGATTCTGTCTTCTTAATCTTTGATATTGTTTTATCAAAATTCTCTACATTGATCCAAGGCAATAAAAGAAATGGATCACCATCAAGTTTAATTTCCTGACAATCTGTATAGACCTTGATATTATTATATCCAGATAAAAGAAGTCCTGGAGAATTTACAGAGTTAGTATTCTTATAATAGGCGTCATGATTTCCAGTTATAAGATGTACATCATATTTTGACATTGGGTCAAGAACAACTCTCTTTGTCCACTCAAGACTTTGATAATCAATTGACTTACGACTGTCGAATGCATCACCCATATGAATGATTGTAGTGATTCCTGCTTCCTCTAACTTTGGAAAAAACACATCACGATAAAATAATTCAAAATAATCTTGAAATAATTTTGATCCTCTTCTGGCACCCCAGTGTGTGTCTGTCAAAATAGCAATACGCATCAGTTTCTGAGTTTTGCAGTTATGGATTCCTTAATCGAATTATACTCGGATGTTGTCTGTCCGTCAATGTCCCCATCCTCAGAGAACACAACTTCATATCCACCCTTCTCAATAATTCTTGCTTTGATTTCCATCTGCTTCTTCTCCTTCTGAATACGTCTCAGAAAGGCGTAGTTAATAATCTGAGTAAAGTATGCAAATGGATTCTGAGACTTTTCTGGATTGAAGTTATGAATGTATTGGACACAGTTCTCAATACCATCAGAGATCATGTCCTCTTTGAACATATAGTTTACAAAGTTTGGTTTGAATGATAAATGATTTGCAATCTTTAAGAAGCATTCTCCAATGTATCTTGGTATGGGTGGTTTTCCTTCCCATCTCTTTGCTCTCTCTGTATTCGGTAGAAGAGTTAAATCTTCATTGAATTCTTTCATATAAGAGATTTCAACATTAGTTCTATATTCAATCAAAGCATCAAGAAACTCTTTGTTGTTTACGTAATGTTCCGATCTCTTTCTCTTTGGCATTTTACTAATAAACATATGATTTTCCAATCTATCTAGATATTATACCATTTGTTTTTCTAATCTACAAGGCTTGACGACTATCTCATATATCAGTAGAATACCTTTGTTAGGGTTGATAAGGGAGGTCTAGCTTTTCTTAAAGATCTTCTCTAAGATTTCTTTTGCTTCAGTAACGCTTGAGATATATCCCATTTTTCTATCAATCTTTGGTTCTTTACTTGCTTTCATTTTATTGAATTGTCTTACAAAGTTTTGATACAGTAATATGATTTCAGTATCAGTTGATTCACTCATAGTCATAACACAATCAATATCAATTACGAACATATCATCTGTTGTTGTTTTTAACCATGGTTCTAATTTATAACCAACAACACTTCCATTTCTCTCTACACCCTCAATGGTAACAGGATGATCAAGTATTAACATTGTTCTTGAATCTTCTTCTGATGCAGCAACCTTTGCAAAGATTTCTTCACCGGACTTTAGTTTTATGGTCGAATAGAAGTCTTCTTCAATCATGTCTTTAAGTTAATTGATAGGATATCATAATTAAATTTCTCCTCGTTGTATATTTTAACTCTTTCAATAAAGTGGTTTAATGTATAATTTTTTCTTGAATTTTTTGTGCAATCGTCAGCAATATCATAGAGCATTGCTTTTACTTTGTTTTTTCCTTTTCTAAGAACTCGTCCAATGCTCTGAAGATTTCTGACTCTGGATTTGCTAGGTGAGGCGAAGATAACATTATGGAGGTTTTTAATATTGATACCAGTAGAAAAAGTTCCATAAGAGGCAACAATAATAGCGTTGTCTTCTCTTTCAGTTATCTCTCTTACCAATTCTCGTTCTTGTGCACTCACCCCACCATGGACAAAGAATACTTTTCTTTGTTCTCCAACAATACTATTTAGTGTTTCATAAAGTATCTGACCATGAGTTGCAACTCGACTAAAAAGAATCAAAGTATTACCATCCAAATCTTTTGCTAAGTTTGTAATGAAAGAGTTTCTTCTTTCATGTGATATCAGATATTGAATCTCATCTTCATATGTTTCAAACTTGTTTGGAGAATGTTTTAGAATCAAACAAGTGATATCTAATTTAGATACATGACCCTTCTCCATAAGTTCAGCAGTTCTTGTAATCTTGTATGCTGGACCAAAGAGACCCTCTAAGACCCATTTATGCGTCTGTGACCCGTCTAAAGTACCTGTGAACCCAAACCTATACTTTGCATGGTGTAGGTTGGTCATAATGGAGACTAGAGACTTACTCTTGAAGAGGTGTGCTTCATCTCCAATCACCACATTAAATTTTTCAAACCATTTTCTTTCTAACTTGTATATTGATTGCCAAGTTGTTATAGTAACTGGTAGATCACTCTCTCTTTCTTTTCCAGAATAAATCTTGTGACAATATGAATCAACATCCCAACCATAATCTTGAAAGTCTTTATACATCTGTTCTACAAGAGATGTCGTCGGAACAACTATCAGGATATTTTGTTTCTTCGCTGTATAGTACCTTACAAGCGAATAGATCATCAGAGATTTTCCTGATGCAGTCGGAGATATTAATAATCTTCTGTTATGTCTTAACGCATCGTATACACCCTCAACCTGATAGTCTCTGGGGGAATACTTGCAAATAGATTTCATATAGTCTTTTACACCTTCACGAGAAATCATCTCGTTCACTTCAAAGGGAAGACCATAATATTTGTTATCTACAAACTCGTAAGTATATCCTCTTTTCTCACAAAAACTTATGAGTTTATCTAGCAGTCCAACATAGATTTGTTTTGTACTAGCATTATATAAATGTATCTCTCCGTTCCAATACCTGCTTCTATATTGAGGCATGAACTTTGCACTCTCTACCTCAAACTTAAAATGATCTCTGAGTTCATAATCAACATGAGGTTCTGCTTTGACTTTAAGATAAACCTCATTTGATTTCGTAATGATTAAATCAGACATTCACATGATTCATATGCTATGGGTATTTATTACCCCAGTCCAGCAATGAATCTATTGAATTCTATAGCGTTTTTAATCTGATAATTTCTTTGATGTATCTGCTTAAGGATGTCTTCCAAGTATGATAACATCGTATCGTAATAATCAATCTTGAGAGAAGATGATGAAAGTTTTTCGTCCGCATCAAGATACTTTGTCATCGTATCTTTATCGCGAATCTTTTTTGGAAATGGATTCTGAACATAAACATCTGGATCTGATTTTCCAGAATAATATTCATATCTTTCGTGGCGAATATTTTTTCTCTGCTGTTCTGCTTTCTTTCTTAACAGAATAAGATTGTTATAGATGTCATAATATTTTGCATGAAGAGAAGGAATCTTTAAAGACTCTGTATGTAAATTGTCAGGATCTATGACCGCATCCTTCTCCCACATCTCTTGAATTTTTTCAAGATTAAAATTCATAATTTATTATTTCTCAAATCATAGATATCGTATATAGTATACTTGAAATTGACTTCACATGTAAAGTATTCATAATCTCCAACAGTTGCATCCATCTGCAATGCACCAAGAGAATATGGAAAAATATTTTGAAACCTGACTTGAAATTGTGGAAGACTCTTGCTATTCAACACAATCATGGTTGCATCGGAATACAAGTTTTTTTGATCAGTAAATCCAGTATAGTCTTCTCCATCTTTTTGATAATTATAAATCTCAGAAAGACTTTCTGGATAGGAAATTCCACGAATCCAACGCTGGATTTCCATATAATTTTTTAATTCTTCATCAACCAAAAAGTTCAGACTCAAATCCTCAAATGCAGGCTTATCTCCTGGAATTGGAATATTTTTCAAATACGTTGGTTGCTCAGCAAAACCAACAGAAAACCCTGGTATGTTAACTTTGTTTCCCGTAAAGGAAACATATGGTGCTCTATTGATTGTAAACTCAAAACCAACGCCAGCAAGATAGTTTCTATTCTCCAACTGATCTGTATTAACACTTCTTACTGGCGATTGTCTTTTTCTAGTTGACATTTTTTGAACTATTTAGAATAAAAAAGGAGGGATCTCTCCCTCCTTATAATTATCACTTAAGTGATTCGACAGCAACGAGTGCCTTTTCACGTAGTCCTTCAGGAAGAGGAACATAACCAAGACCATCAGCCTTTTGCTGTTGGGTAGGAGTCAACGCATAACGGAGGACTTCCTTCACATCTTCATTCTTCTCATACTCAGGATATGCAAGAATCCAGGTCAGAGAAACAATAGGATATACATTTGCACCAGCAGGGTTTGCATCAGCACCACGGAGTTGATCATCAAGAACAATCTCACCAAGACCAGCAGAAGCAGTCTCTGCAGATGCCTTCACAAAGTTACCTGAACGGTTTTGAAGAGCAGGTTGTTGGAGTTTTCCATTCTTCACGAACCCATAGTTCACATAACCCAGAGCACCTTCTTGGTTTTGAATTGTTGCAGCAACACCAGAGTTACCCTTAGAACCAACACCTGTTGGCCACTTTACTGCTTTACCTGTACCAACAGTGTCTCTCCACTCAGAGGAGAATGCTGAAAGGGAGTTAGTAAATCCTTTGGTGGTTCCAGAACCATCAGAACGATGAACAATAAGAATTGGCTTATCATCACAACCAAACTCAGACCAGTTATTTATTTTGCCCAGGAAGGCATCAGCCAGTTGAGTTTGAGTCATTCTTGCATCACAACCAGGATTGTTGTAGGCAGGAACAATAGCACCACCAGTCATGGGGATGTGAACCATACCTTCAGCAGGTTGCTTCTTATCACTTACAGCACCATCAGAGGCACCGAAGTCAACAGTCTTTGCCTTGAACTGACGGACACCAGCACCACTACCAACTGCTTGATAGTTGACTTGATTGCCAGTCTCCTGAGCAAAGGATTGAAACCATGCATTGTAAAGACCTGCAGGGAAGGTTGCACCTGCAGCATTTAGAGTGAAGGTTTCTACTTTCTCTGTGGAAGACCCACAGGCAACCATTAGAGGAGTGGCAGCAACAACTGCTACAATCGCTTTGAGTTTCATTTATCTAACATCAGAACTTATACTTTGCATAAAAAAGAGGGTCAAGATGACCCTCCAAATTTCATAACATTACTCTATCAGAAGCGGTAGGTTACACCAGCTTTGGTTCCATAACCGTTGTCAGCACCGTCGATACCAGTAGCGAAAGAAACTTCACCATAGATGTCAAGACGCTCGGTAGCAGCAAGAGAAGCGCCTGCCTTACCAGCG